AGAACTAAAGGAACCCCTTTTTCAGTAAAAGCTTCTCCATCCTCATTGAATAAAACTAACTGAGTTTCTTTTTTCCCTGTGACAGGATTAGTATAGGTTATATTTTTAAGTGTTTTCTTATCAGAAACATTAATAAACTTGTCAAAATTGGAAGAATCTATAGTTCCTCTCATAATACCATCCCTAACCGCCTCACCTTCAGGGCCATAGGTTGTAGAAAGATAGTCAGCAAACGAGGTTCTATCTGCTTCTTGGCTAATTAAACTAGCTTTCTTCTTCTCTATAGCATCTGCCCTAGCTAAAGTCCTAGCGGCACCAGCGGAATCACCTCTTGAGTTCTGTAGACGCGCTAGTATTCTTAAGGACTCAGGATCTTCTTGATCCAACTTACCCATGCCTATCTGTATTGCTTCCTGTGGGTTTACATTACGCCCCTCTCCAAACATCGTAGGTACATTACCTACAGCATTCCCTAGGTTCTGAGCTGTCTGCGCACCAAAAGCCATACGCCACTCATCTGAACCCTGATTAGGGTTAGGTCTTTGTGCGCCACTTATTCCTGTAAGTAAACCTGCTAAATCTCGACTAGCCATTATGTGCCTCCATCCTCAAACCAATCAAATATGCTTCCCCAAAGACCGCCACCACTCCCCGGAATTTTACCATCCCCTATCTTACTATAAATCTCAGCTATCTGCGCTTGTTCCAAAGGAGTAGCTTGTTGACCAAAGATAGAATCAAGCACACCTTTCCCTTGCTGTAGTTGCAGCCTGTTGGCTAAGTCTTCCGACTTCAAACGAGCCTCTAGGCCGCCTAGTCCTAACTGAGAACTAAACTCTGTGCCTGACCTACGGCCAATATCAGCAAAGCCAGCAGGTACTGCGCTACCCTGTAGCATAGCCAAGGCTTGCTGCTGTGGAGAGTAACCAGCTTGTAATAAACCTTGTCCACCAGCTAATGCTTGCTGTTGTTCCGATAGAGCCTGTTGTCTAGCACCAATGTTAGCACGACCCATAGCTTCCTGTCTAGCAGTTTCTTGCGCTAGTAACTCAGGCGATGCACCGCCATAAGCACTAGATTGCATACCCAAGCGTCCTTGAGATAACATACGCTCTTCTGTAGCTAAACGCTGTCGCTCTTCTTCAGGGCGCTGAGTGGCTCTCAGTTGCTCGTAGATGGCCGCTTGCTGTGCAGCAGGGTCTTGCCCTACCTGACCGAATAAACCAGCTGCTTGACCCATTAGCTGGCTCTGTAGGGCTTCCTGCTCAGGGGATAGGTTAAGATTAAAACCACCCTCAGCTGTTGTGCCTACGTTGCCTAAGCCACTAGTGACAGTATAGGGTTTAAACTCAGAACCTAAACGAGCTTGCTCCGCTAAAAGGTCAGCACCTGCTTGAGTATCTCTACCTAACTGTTGTGCGCCTTCAATGTTTTCTTGACCTAAGTAGTAGCTACCTGCTCCTTGGAACAAGCCCCCAAGATTCTTCCACCAATCTCCTGCTGCCATTAGTATGCTCCTCCAGTAATTGTATCAGCCGTTAAGGTGCCTGTAACTGTTACGGTGGGAGCTGTGACAGTCCCTGTAAAAGTAGGTTCAGCAGTGTTGGCTTTAGTAGCACTGGCTATGGCAATGTTATTAAACTCTGTATCAATCTCTGTTCCTTTAACAATCTTGTTCGCATTCCCTGAACTGAGAGAGTCTTTAGTCGCAAAGTTAGTAGTCTTTGTATAGTTGGACATTAAATAAGTCTCCCTAGTAGAGCATGTATGTCTATTTTTTGAATTGAAAAAGCTGAACCATTTAGTTCTGACTCAACACCTATAGTAACAACTTCACCACTACCACTAGTGTTAACTTTAGGGGTGTTGATAACAGCAGAGGCGGTATACTCTGCGGTTGTGTTGTATTCCGAAAGACCGTACTCTCCTGCATTACTTGTACCTGACAAGCTAAATACTTGTTTAGTAAAGTTAGTCGTATAGTCATAACCCCAGCTTAAAGTAGAGTCAGTGTTTTGACCACCAATGACAGTGATAGTAAACTTCTTTAGGAACTTCAAGTTGGAGGCATTACCAAAGTCCATTGGGTTACTAAAGTAACGCATCTGGTAGTTAGCGGTGCCGTCTAAGTAGCCACTGTACTTAACTATACCAGCAGCAAGACCAAAGTATATTGAACCATCTTCAAGGGTTGTCATTGACAAAGGCAAAAGACTAGACCAAGAAGTTGCACGTTGTGACCCGTCTTCCAAGGGCGACCGCATGTCAAAGGAGTAGACTAAGTTACTGTCTGGTAGTGTTATAAGATAAAAGGCTTCATCTGCGCTGTATAGAGACTTAATAGCGTTAGTCTGTAAAGGCACTAAGTGCATTAGATCAGTACGTACATTCTTACTAATGTCACGCATGGGCATGGACTTTTCTTGTATAGTCCTACCAAAGCTACGTACACCTGAGTCCGATAGGAACAAGATGTCCGTACCTGTGTGCTGTACTGAGTCTCTTGCTATACAACCTACGCCCTCTATTGTATCAGCTAAGGTCATGGAAGCAGGGGAACTAGCGCCTGAGTACACAAGTATAGACTTCTTTCCAAAGATAACTAAGAAGTTGTTGTGGGTTGCTAGTGCTACTACTTCATCGTGTCCAGTAGGCCATACAGTTGTTAAGTTGAGGCTACCTGTAGCGCCACCTGTCCAAGCATGACCATTGAGTGTATCACTCCAATAGACTGTATGCTTGTCTCCTGCAATGTCCGCTACCCATAACTTACCAAAGGCAGCTAAAGCTTCATTAGCTAGAGGCATTGTACCTGTAGCATGTGAATGAGAAGTGATAGCCGCAAGGACAAAGGAACCTGACTCATCAGTGCCGACCAAAGGAACATGTCCTCTCTGGAGCATATAAACATGATTGTTAAAGTTAACACACTTCCAGTTATTAGCTGAGGGCGTATAGCTTGAAGGTGTTATATCAACAAGAGTAGTAGTGCCACTAAATATCTTATTGTTACCTGCGGATATGACAACCTTAGTTCCGCTAGTGTCCACAAACTCAAAGACTGTCTCAATGCCGCGACTGCTTCCTAACACCGAAGAGCCATTACCTGAGACAGCTACGTATCCCTTACGCGCACCTATGCGTCCTAGCTTGTCAATGACACAGTTGTCAGCAACGGATGCAAAGGAAGGATCAACACCAATAGGTGAGTCCTGCGTGTTAAGACCGAAGAAAGCTGGTGCTGCTACTGTGATGTTCTGTAGTTGTTGTGCCATTTAAGAATACCAGATAGTTTCTTCAGGGTGTTGAGCAGCATCAAAAGCAATAGCGTCTGAGAGTGTCCTGTCCGCTAAACTAAACAACTCTGCTGCGCTAGTGCCGCCAGTTTCACCACGCTCTCTAGCAGCCAAAGCAGTCGCTATTTGGACAACAGGAGAGGAGGGTATTGTAAGCTTATCCTCATCCAAGGTAAAGTCAGCAGTACGTAATACTACGTTAAAGCGTACTTGATACACACCATCGGGCTTAGGGTAAAGATCTACAGCATTGTCGCCATTAGCATCTACACCGTTAAAGCTATAGAACTGAGGTGTGCCAGTAGGTGCATCGTTGATTAGGAAAGCATTGTCAAACCACCTAGAGGTACGATAATGCATAAAGAAGTTAGAGGTATCATTAATGACATCTAATAACTTCATCTTGTTCTGTGAGCCAGTGAGGGTATAGTTAAAGGCATCATCAGTTGTAGAGACAGTCAGTGTAGTACGCAAAGCAGTCCAATCATAAGAGTCCTCTACTGAGCGTTTAGCATCGTTAACGAACTCCCCTACAAGTTTAGAATAACTATTTTGAGAAACACTATCAACCTCATCTTCTCTAATTCTGCGAAGTACACTATTTACAAGTTGTAAGTATGTCATTAGTAAGGGAACCTTCTTTTTGGTGGTTGAGCATCTGTTAGCATACCTTGACGTCTAGCAGGAGCTTCCAGTGGTTGTCTTTGTTGATTTAAAAATTGTTGTAATATGTCAGTCCTAGCTAATGGAGCAGGAGCTAACTGTTGTGGTACATAAGGATTAAAAGATAACAACCCTTGAGTGGAACCTACCTTTGTCTTTAAAGTAAGCATATCCTTGAATAAAGAGTCTGTGGTTCTTGTGGCTGCGCTACCGCTACTAGGGCCGCCCCCAGATCCATTAGTACCAGATCCATTGTTACCGTCTCCGTTAGTACCGTCACCTGTAGTGCCATCTCCGTCAGTACCATCACCTGTAGTACCGTCTCCGTCAGTACCGTCTCCAGTGTCACCAGTATCACCAGTATCACCAGTATCTCCTGTATCTCCAGTGTCACCAGTATCACCAGTATCTCCTGTATCTCCAGTGTCACCAGTATCACCAGTGTCGGGCGTTGGCGTAGGCACAGGGGTAGGCGTAGGCACTGGTGTAGGCGTAGGCACTGGAGTAGGCGTAGGCACTGGAGTAGGCGTAGGCACAGGGGTAGGCGTAGGCACTGGTGTAGGCGTAGGCACTGGTGTAGGCGTAGGCACTGGAGTAGGCGTAGGCACTGG